CAAGATGGTGGGTATCCATCAGATGCACGTCGGTCCGAACATGACAGGATTCATCCCCATGACGAAAGAGCTTTGCGCGCAAATCTCAAATTTTCGCTAAGCCCTGGATGTATGTTCCGAAAGTGGTTCGATTTCTTTTCTCCTTACTACCCCACTACTTTCCTTACTGGTCATTCATCTGGGGCTTCTACCAAACTGTCAACATCCGCCTCTTCGTGGTTCACGAAAGGCAATGTGCGCTACATCGGGCGGGCGCATCGCTACCCCTTCTACAAGCACAAGTCTGTGGAGAATTCTTCCTTCGCAGCTTTCGCTATTGCCAATGGCATTACTTGGGAGGACAACTACCGTCAGGTTCAATGCAACCTCAATGCTGGATACCAGGACGCCAATAAATACGACAAACCTCAGCCTTCCCTCAACGAGGCCGCTTGGGCTCAGGCTGTCTCCTGGGTGACACGTCGGTATTTCCCCTACTGCGCCGGTTCAGAGGTCTCTGATCACGACACTACTATTTCCGAGCTTGACATGACAACGTCATGTGGGTATCCCCATAATATCAAGTTCAAGAACAAGAGAGACATGTTGGAATCGCCCAAACTGCCCGGCATGCAACGCAAGCCTTGGGATATACTTCAGGACTACTGGGACAGGCTGATTGAACCAGATTGTGTTCCAGCAATGTTCAACGTGTCACAGAAGCGTGAATTGCGCCATCTGGACAAGATCAACCTCAACAAGATTCGCACCTTTACGGCTGCTCCCGTCGAACACAGCTACGCAACTAATCGTCTTTGTCGCTCTTTCAATGAAAATTTCTACGACACTGCCTGCTTCCCCGACGCTCCAACTTCTTCCCATGTAGGCTCGACAAAGTTCTTGAGTGGTTGGGACCGCCTGTACCGGAGACTCTCCCGCTATGGCAAGCCGGAACACGAGCAGTTCAAGCGCAACGGTCACGAATTGGATGAATCTGAATACGATTCCTCCATTTTTGCCCGCGCGCTCATAGCTGTACGCGACTTCCGCATCCGCTGTTTGGCGAAGGACGAGCACTATCGCGACAACGTCGCTAGGCTCAAGAGCGTGTACAACGCTGCTATCTATGCAGTTATGGTGATGGAAGACGGTAACATATTCCAGAAGTCAACTGGAAACCCGTCTGGCTTCAGCAATACTATCGTGGACAACACTTTGGTGCTGGAGATGCTGTTCGCCTACGCTTGGATCATCGCTTGCAACGACATCTCCCGGCCTACCACCTACGCTGACTACTGTCGCCATGTTGAGGCTGCCATGTACGGTGACGACAACACCTATTGCCTGTCCGATGAAGCAGAGTTATTCTTCACGACGGATGTAATCTCGTCCATTTGGACGAGCATTGGCGTCACTACAAAGACGCCTTGTTCTCACGCTCGCAATCTGCAGGACTGTTGCTTTCTTTCTAGTTCGTGGATCATGCATGATAGCGGCAGATGGTTGCCCTTCCCTGACTTTGATCGTGTTATGTGCTCGCTTCACCGCGGCTCTGACAAAGATGACGTTCGCTGGCACTTTCTCCGCGCTTGCAACCTCCGTCTTGATACTTACGGCAACCCCAAGTGTCGCGACGTCATTCAGCGCTACATCGAGTACCTTTTGGCAGAGTATGGCCGTCCTGACAACAATAGGTTTGTCGGAGTTATTAAGGACGTCAAAGCAATTGACATTC